AAAGAGAGAAGCAAAGACAAGCGAGACGATTAGAACTGATGGACCAACACAAAAAGAAAACAGGGGGCTTTGTTCCATCAAAGGGACATTCAAGATTACATAATTTATATTCTAGGTTCAGAGTTCATAAAGCACTGGACATTTTCCTCTTTAAACCAAAGAAAAGAAAGGTAAGAGAATATGACACCGAACGGAATTAAGTATACCGAAACCAAGAAAAGTTTTAGTATTAGAACCAGACTAGGTGAGCCTATCATTACGTTTCAAGATGAGTATGAAGCCTTGAGATACTGGCGAGACATCGAGGAACTAGTCATGAAGCATGGGCATGTCATGTGCGTGGATGAAATTACAATTGTATCGAAGGAGATAGAGCTATGAATAAATTTAAAGCAATAAAGAAGACGCAGTTAGTACCAATAAACAGACAGCTTTCTTTGACTGTCGATCAGTGGCTGTATATAGTACAATCTTTGAAGGATTACAGAGACATTTGTTGTGAGGAATATTTTAGTGAGTGCCATGATCCCGAAGAGATGGTACTGACTGAGCATAGAAAGGCTAACAGTTTGATTGGTCAGATCACTGATCATTTAATTGATGAGGATAATAAACATGACTGATAACTATAATGACTTTGATGAGGATGAATACGAGAGCAACGAGGAGATCGGTGGCTACATTCTATGGGAGCGTGACGTAGGTACGTTGTTTATTGATCTACAAGACGCTGAGGAGGCTTACGATACCCTTGCTGAGGGTCTCAGTGTGAGGCAAGCAAAGAAGAAGAAGATTTTTATAGACATACTCCCACGACAAGAGGTCAGTGATATATGGTGGGATAGGGCAACATCACCTGTTCAATAAGGAGGTAGGCTATGAATAAGTTAGACATGTTTTTATGGTTAGGGTTTGCAGGTTACGTGTGGGTGTGTTACTATCTAGTGGCAGGACTTTATGACTACTGAAATTCAAGAGTATATTATATTCTTTGTGCTAGGATACTTAGTCAGTAGGCTTTTTATATAATAGGAGATAGAGTTATGAAAAAGAAAACACCTTACGATCAAGGCATGGCTGACTGTTGGGCTGAACGTGATCGAGACTTAGATGAATGTCATTGGGACGATGAACAAGTAGCTGACTATCACAAGGGATGGCGGGCGCAAGAAGTCCTCGGTGATTATTGGCGCGACAAGAATCAAGACTTGAATCATTACGAGGAGGATAGCGAAGAATGAACTCGGAGTATACAAGGTTCGATGACGGCAGACCTAAGTTTAGATTGATGTGGACTAACAACACTAAGCATTTTTACATTGATGACAAGGAAGTAACAGAGGAGATATGGATTGAGGCAGTGAAGGATGACTCACATAATCAAACAGGAGAAGGCTAATGAGATGCAAAGCATGTGATGCTTTACTCAGTGACTACGAGTCGAGCGTTCGATCAATAGCAACGAATGAGTTTGTAGACCTATGCGTTGGTTGTATACAACAAGTAGATAATATTAACGTGGTAGGTAACACCTCACTGAAGCATGAGTCAGAAGAATACCCTGAAGAACTAGACTCTCAGAACATTAACGATCTATTCTACGGTGGTGATATCACTGTTGACGATCACTAACTAAAGGAGAACAAGATGTTTGATGATGACTACAAGAACGGAAAGCAATACATACTAACAGAGGCAGAAGAGGATGCGTGGCAAGAGGAGTCGTATCAAGAAGGGTTGATCTCAGACCTATCTAACTCAATAAAGAATGATGAGTACCCCATTGATACAATAGTACAAGGATTACAGACAGCTCTTAACGAGAGAGGCTACGCAATCCAGTTCTTCTTACAATCAGATCAATATAAAAAACATGAGGGCTTGACAGATGATTAAATTTGTGATATTCTAACTGCATAGTTTAGAGATTAAGTTAATAAAAATTATTATTAAACAACTTAGAGATAAATTATTATGACTCAAGTAAATGCACATCAACCTTGTTCTGATTGTAATTCATCAGACGCATTGACTTACTACGAGACTTCTACTTATTGCTTTTCGTGTAAGACAACCCGTCCTTTGGACAAGCAAGGGATACAAGAAAATAAAAGGACAACCATGAGCTTAGTAACTACTGCATTTGAGAAGCCTCCTGAAGATGCACGACCTAAGACCATAGCTGATCGAGGTATTACTAGATCAACGTGTGAACGGTACGGTGTAGTCGAGGACAATAACAACTACTGGTTTCCGTATCATCAAGAGAGTGAGGTAGTTGCCTATAAGAAACGAGCAAAGGCAGACAAGAAGTTCAGTATCACTGGTGCGTGGAGAGATGCCACGCTATTCGGTCAGCACCTGTTCAATAAGGGTGGTAAGTTTGTCACCTTGGTGGAAGGGGAGATGGATTCACTGGCCGCATACCAGATGTTAGGCAGTAAGTATCCTGTTGTATCCATAAGAAACGGTGCTGGTTCTGCCAGTAACGATGTCAAGAATAACTATGAGTGGCTTGACAGTTTCGATACGATAGTTGTGTGCATGGACAACGATGAGCAGGGTATCACAGCAAGCAACCACATAGCAGATGTCTTTGGATCAAAGGTTAAGGTGTTTAAGTCTACGCCTGAGTACAAGGACGCGTGTGATTACCTCAGTCTTGGTGAAGAGAAGTTATTCTTTGACAAGTGGTGGCAGTCTGAACGCTACGTACCTGATGGTATCATTGATGGCTCAACGCTATGGGATGAGGTGTCTAAGCCTGTCGAGAAGAGCATAGTAGACTATCCGTTTGCTGGGCTTAACAAGCTGACGTATGGTATACGTGATGAGTTAGTGACTATCACTGCTGGCTCTGGGTTAGGTAAGTCTCAGTTCGTTAGAGAAATTGTACACCACGTACTGAATAACACTGATGACAACATAGGGCTAATGTTCTTAGAGGAATCAACTAAGAAGACAGCACGATCTATCATGTCCCTGCATGCCAACAAACCATTACATCTACCTGATGTCAACTACTCTGTTGAGGAGCTACGAGAATCGTTTGATGCCACGCTAGGCACAGGACGTATGTTCTTGTTCGATCACTTCGGATCAACAAGTATTGATAACATACTGAGTCGTGTTCGCTATCTAGCTAAAGGTCTCTCGTGTAAATTCGTGTTCTTGGATCACGTGTCGATTGTAATTTCAGCACAAGGGTCAGGCGATGAGCGTAAGTCTATTGATGAGATCATGACTAAGCTACGCATGCTGGTAGCAGAGTGTGGTATCTGTTTGTTTGTTGTGTCCCACCTCAAGAGACCTGATGGTAAGGGTCACGAAGAGGGAGCTGCCACATCTTTGTCACAACTACGTGGCTCTGCTTCTATAGCACAGCTCAGTGATATCGTTATTGGATTAGAACGTAACGGACAAGACGATGATCCCCTTGAGAGACACACCACTCATGTACGTGTGTTGAAGAACAGGTTCTCTGGTCTCACTGGTCCTGCTTGTCGCTTGCTCTATGACCTTGACACTGGTAGAATGATTGAACGTAAAGATGAGGAGGAGAATGTATTATGAGTTTAGAATGGGCTACAAATTTTAAAACGTATCATAAAAATAACCCACATATTTATGACACTTTTGAATCAATTACTTTAGAGTTAATTGGACTTGGTAGAACGCAGTTTGCTGTCAGAAATATCTTAGGTAAGATGCGTTGGGACATGGCGATATCCGGTAACGATGAGTACAAGATAAACGAAAACTACTCTGCTTACTATGGTAGATTGTTTGAAGAAAAGCACCCATCGTATGAAGGATTCTTCAGGAAGAAGAGCATACTACCAGACGACTTTTCATTACTAGATTATGTAAACAGTGACATTTATTTTGAGATTGAAATGACATGAGAGAAATCATCATAGACATCGAGACTAACATGGGCGCATCACGTATCTGGTGTGCTGTTACTAAAGACTTATCAACACAGGAGGTTAAGGTATGGACAGAAGCAGAAAAGCTACAAGGGTTTTTGGCAAAAGAAAGTACTATAATTGGTCACAACGTGATCGGTTTCGATGCACCAGTATTGAAGAAGCATTGGAACATTCAGCTAGACAATCACCAGATAAAAGATACACTCGTAATGTCAAGGTTGCTAAAACCAACACTAGAAAATGGGCATTCATTAAGAGCTTGGGGACTAAGGCTAGGAAATATCAAGGATGACTTTAAAGATTTTGATGGAGGGCTTACCTCAAAGATGGTTAGGTATTGCAAGCAAGACGTTGAGGTTACTGCTACATTATACAAGCGTCTTACTAATGATCTATTGGACTGGGGTAAGTCAGTTGATCTTGAACATCGTGTCGCGCTTATCGTTAAACAGCAAGAAGATACTGGCTTCAAACTTAATGTCAGACAAGCGATGTCCCTCTTGGTTGGTTGGAAGAATCGAATTAATGAAATCGAATCTGAATTGCAACAAGTCTTCTACCCAATAGTCTCTGTAAGATTCAGTGAGAAGACAGGTAAGAAACTAAAAGATAAAACAGAAGTGTTTAATCCGGCATCACGTAAGCAGATAGCAGAACGATTGATGGCTCTTGGATGGCAACCCACTAAACATACTGAGAAAGGTACGGTGATTGTAGATGAGAGAGTACTACAAACTATTGACATACCTCAAGCTCGCATCATTGCAGAGTACCTACTCGTACAGAAACGGGTGGCTCAAGTTGAATCATGGATTGACCATGCGGATCACAACGACAGGGTACACTGTAAGATCATCACCAACGGTGCGGTGACAGGTAGGATGACGCATAGCAAGCCGAATCTTGCACAAGTGCCTCGTGTTGGTAACCCGTTTGGTAAGGAGTGTCGTGAGTGTTGGACAGTGGATGAAGGTAATGTACTGGTGGGCATTGATGCTTCTGGTTTAGAATTACGAATGCTTGCACACTACATGCGTGACGAGGAGTACACCAACGAGATACTGAGTGGTGACATTCACACAGCTAACATGAAGGCAGCTGGTCTTACTGATAGAGATCAAGCAAAGACTTTTATCTATGCGTTTCTATATGGTGCTGGTCCTGCTAAGATCGGGGCTATCGTAGGCGGTGGTGAACGTGAAGGTAAGAAGTTAATTGAGAGCTTCCTTATCAACACACCTGCACTCCATGCACTGAGACAGAAGGTAGATAAACTAGCTAAACGTGGGTGGTTACCTAGTGTTGATGGACGTAAGCTAACTGTTCGATCACAACATGCAGCCTTGAATGTTTTACTGCAAGGAGCAGGTGCAGTAGTAATGAAACAAGCACTGATACTATTGCACGATAAGTTAAAGTGTGGTATAATAGATGCTTCATTTGTAGCTAATGTCCATGATGAATGGCAGATAGAAACAAAGAAAGAACTCTCTGAATCTGTAGGTCAACTAGGCGTACAGGCAATTCAGGAAGCAGGACTCGCACTAGGGCTACGTTGCCCACTCGACGGTGAGTATAAGGTAGGAAATAATTGGGCAACAACACACTAAGGAGAAGTAAAATGCAAGACCTAAAAGCAATAAAGTTAAAAGCCGATATCATGTGGGCGTTTCTTGACACACCTAACCAGATGTCTGAGAAGTATCAGGTTGATTTGTGTAACCTTTCTGAAGGTGCGGTAGCTGCACTAGAGGATCAGGGTATTGAAGTGAAGCGTAAGGAAGATAAAGGTTTCTATATTGTAGCTAAGTCTAAGAAGTTTCCTATTAGGACTGAGATGCTAGATGGTTCAGGCGTATCAGGCAAGGTAGGTAATGGATCAAAGGGAGTAGCATGGATCAAGCCCTATGCTTACCAGTTCAAAGGTAAGGCAGGTGTATCCGCAGGCATTAACAAGCTAGTCATTACTGACTTGATTCTGTATGATGCTGATGAGACTGCTCTTGATGATACTATAGAGACAGCGTTGTAATGAGTACCCCGTCAATGCAGGATGTGAAAGCCCTCATTGATGGGGACATTCTAGTTTACAAAATAGGATTCTCTGTCGATGATCCAGAAGAAGAGAAGTATGCTATCGCTCGGATGGGACATTTTGTTGATGAACTATTAAGCGTTAAAGGAGTTGAGTCTTACTCTGGTTACATAACAGGCAAAGGAAATTTCAGAAACAAGATTGCTACTGAGCAAGACTATAAGGGTAATAGAACGAACAATAGAAAACCCGTACACTATGACACCCTTAGAGAATACTTGGTTAGCAAGTGGGGCTTTGAATTAATTGAAGGACAAGAAGCTGATGATGCTATTGGCATTGCTGTCTATGACCTACCTGAAGATCGTTCATGTGTTATGTCTGTTGATAAGGACTTGAACATGCTACGTGGTTGGCATTATAACTTCAATAAAAAAGATCTATACTACGTAACAGAACAAGAAGCAATAAGAAATTTTTATTTACAAATACTAACAGGTGATCGTGTTGACAACATCCCCGGACTTGTAGGAATTGGTCCAGTAAAAGCCAACAAGATTCTTGAAGACTGTGTTACTGAGGACGAACTGTTTAATGCTGTGAGCAAGAAGTACAAGCATGACACTGATAAAATAACAGAACGTGCTAGGTTGTTATGGATACGCAGACAAGAGAATGAGCTTTGGGAACCACCTTTATACTTACAATAAGGACTAACGTACTATGAAAACCCAAAGTGCAAAAGCCAAAGGAAGAAAGCTACAGCAATGGTTCAGAGATCAAATCCTTGAACTCTTTCCCTTTTCCCACGAGGACGTAAGGTCTACGAGCATGGGTGCTGGCGGTGAGGACATCCTGTTCTCTCAACTGGCAGGGGATAAGCTAAAGGTATCTGTTGAGTGTAAGTCACGAGAGTCTATGGCTGTGTATGCTTTCTATTCTCAAGCTAGTGACAACTGCCCTGAAGATAGAGAACCTGTGCTTGTGATTAAACAAAACAAATCTCAACCGTTGGTTGTAGTTGATGCGGTTTATTATTTACAGTTATTAGAGAGGTCAGCATGAGACACTTAGTAATCCCTGACACACAGTGTAAGCCCGGTAACTCATTCGATCATTTAGAATGGGCAGGTAACTACGCAGTCAAGACTAAGCCTGATGTTATCGTTCACCTAGGAGATCACTGGGACATGTCAAGCCTCAGTGTCTATGACATAGGTAAGAAGTCTTTCGAAGGTAGGACATACAACCATGACGTTCAAGCAGGTAACGATGCTATGGATGTGTTCATGAAACCTATCATCGAAGAACAGAAGAGACAGAAAGAAAACAAAAAGAAAGTATGGAAGCCTAAGAAAGTATTCCTTATAGGTAACCATGAGTATCGTATTGATAGAGCAATAGAATCAGATAGAAAGTTAGAGGGTCTGGTAGGTTATAATGATTTCAATCTAAAGAAACATAACTGGGAAGTGCATAACTTTTTAGATGTAGCCATTGTAAACGGTATTGCTTATAGTCATTACTTTACATCTGGTGTTATGGGTAGACCAGTCAGTAGCCCTCACCTCATGCTACAAAAGAAACACATGAGTTGTATCATGGGTCACGTTCAAGACAGAGGTATCTCTTACAGCAAGAAAGCTGATGGCTCTAGTATCACTGGCTTGTTTGCTGGCATCTTTTATCAACATGATGAAGAGTATCTTAACCCTCAGACTAATGGTTCATGGTCTGGTATCTGGATGCTGAATGAAGTAAATGACGGTAGCTTTGACGAGATGCCTATATCAATTAATTATCTAAGGAAAAAGTATGCAATATAAAACAAAACATACAACAGATAGAGAAATAAGCTTTGAAGAAGCATCTATAGAAGCTGAGAAGGGTGACGCTAACTCACAGTGCTTCTTAGGTATGGTGTACTACGCAGGTGTTCAAGTCCCAAAGGACGTTGATGAGTCTCTAAAGTGGTATCGTAAAGCAGTGGCGCAAGGACACGAGACAGCTGAGTATTACTTAGGCCGTGTGTTGGAAGCAGAAGGAGATAACTATGGAAATTAAAGACACACTATCAACAAGAGAAGGACAGTACGGGAGGTATGAAACAGTTAGTCAGATCAGTCAGGATATAAAGAAAACTATGAGGCAGTCACCTAACTATTACATCATGCCTGACTATGCTCGTGAAAGTTTAGATATGATTGCTAATAAGATGGCACGCCTACTTAACGGTGACTACTATTTAAACGACACATGGCATGATATTTCAGGCTACGCTGCATTAGTTGTTATGACTAATGAAGACTTGGAGGTTGAACGTAATGACACTGACGCTTGCTGAACTGATAGAAAAACTAAGTGTGTTGGATGAGGTAGATATCCTAGAACTTCTAG